ACCCGTTAAGGAGTCGGACAAGGACAAGCCGTAAAGACGTAGACTCAGGTCGCCTTGATTGGTGGGGCATCCCTCTTTCTCCTCTCTCCTATTATTTGATTGTCCACTAACTTCTTCAGACGTTGTTTAGTCTTGATGCCCAAGAGTCGTGGAGGATCGGTGAGTGTTACCTCACTGGATGCAAAAGACAGTAGATGTTGAGCCTGTGCCTCAGAGTTGAGCTAAAGATGATGCCAGCACGTGACTAGAGAAGACAACCCCTGCGAACACTAAGAGAGAGAAAAGAAAGGTGGTGGGTCATGAGCTAACTTATGGTGACAGATGCCAACAAAAACAAACACATCAAGAACACATAATGACTACCAATTGAGTCCTCCTCATGATCCCGCCACCCCCACGGGGGTAATTTCATACTCGTAGAATACGAGAAGGGTACTCGGATTTTTGTGTCAAAAAGGTTCCACCTAGGTACTCCTAGGTAAACATTACATCCATGTGGTGGACTCTGTTTTGCCCCAGAGCCTGTTGTGGGACTCCATAAACTTCTCTAGCTCCTTGTCTATCTGCTCCTCCTGCCAGTCTGCGTGCGCTCTGTCTGTGTGACCCTCCATGTGTTCCACCCAGTATCCTACCGCTATCGCTAAGGCATCCAACCGATCATCGTGTCTTAATGCCCCCTTCTCGAAGGTTATCCTTGACAGCTGATAGAACAGTTGGTACAATTGGCTTCTAGCACCTAGGTCACCTCTAAGAGTATCACTCTCTTCTGAAGTGTGCCTCTTGTTTGTTTTTCCTCTACTGAAACTATTACCTTGGCCCTTAAATAGTAGAATATCCTGTTCTACCACAGATTTGCAGACAACTAGCTTGTGGGAATTCATGACAGGCTCTAGGGTGTCTATGATTCGTCTTTCTTTCTGGATAGAGTGTTTTACTTCTTCAATAGTAACAGGATACTTAACCTCTTCGGTCAACACAGGTTTTAGTAACTGGGAGAACATCCCGTCTCCGAAGTTAGACTCTATGACAATCATGTTAACCTTGTTTGTCTTAGCTATATGTCCCAGTGCTTTGAGAGTAGGAGGAGAATAACCTCCTAGGAAGCCTCCTGAAGCTGTCAGGAACAGCTGACTGTTGAGTATCTTGACTACTGCGTAGCTTGTTTCGTCTTTCCCCATGCCAGCAGGGTCAATAGCCATGACTGCACCTGTGTAAGGTACATGTTCCTTGGCTACCTCCATAGGCCTATAATATCTGTCTCCCGCTAGGCCTACTGACTCTAGGTCTTTCCACTCTAGCTCAGGTGAGGAGGCCCATGTCAGCTTGGGAGAGGCTACGTCCAGATCGAGGGGGTGGATGATCAGATCACTCAGTCTGAGAGGGTATCTTCCTACATCGCTGAGAGTCGTATCCAGCATGTACTGGAGGGCAAAGCCACTCTTCCCATAGGAGGCTTCTCTTTCTCTTAAATCAATGTCATCAAACCTTTCAGGATCAACAGGAGTCCCTTCAGGATACTTATCACACTTTTGTGTAATGTACGGTGCAAGCCGTTCCCCGTAGGCGTTCTTTGTCTTCTCACTAGGAATTCTGGCAGGCCACACTCTGATCTCATAGCCCCTCTCTGGCAGCGTGTTGTAGATCGACATTTCTGTCTGAGGGGTTCCCAGATACACAACGCGCCCGTCAGGCTTCAACACAGCATCAAACTCTTTGATTGTCTCCGCGATCTTGTCGCGCATCATCTGGGTCAGCGAGTTATTCAGCGATTCAACATCGTCTGCCACGATGAGGTCTGCGCGGGAGCCTGTCAGCTGTCCCGTTATGCCCACCGACTTGACAGACGGCGCGTGGGCTGCTGGGGCTGGGCCGACATCGAAAGCTATCTTACTGCTCCTCTGGTCTTCTGAGGGTACTAGGTGCTGCAGGATGGGCATCTCGCTAATAAGTCTCAGCGTGAAGGTTGAGAAGTCATCACTTCTCGTTTTACTCGCAGACACCACTAGAATATTCAGGGAGGGGTCTAAGAGTAACTGATGGCACACATAAGCGGATGTAATCCAGCTTTTGCCTACCCCGCGAAACGCTTGGATACAGCAGCGCCTCGGCCCGTTATCCACATATTCCGCAATGTCGTACTGAGTGGGAGTCGGATCAGGAAGGCCAAGGTGTTTCCACACCATGAAAACGAAGTTCCTGAAGTCCTTTAGGCTTTCTGGTACAGTAATGTCCATTACGGAGCCGCTAGGGGGCCTCTACGGCCTTTTTGAGGGGTGAGGGCTACAGAGATGCCTTAGCCTCTGAAACATCCTCAGATGAAGGAAATGGGAGCGCATTGGTCAGACTCTCTAATGGAGATGCTTTAGCGGGGATAGCGGTGATGTGGTTATCCTTTAACATCTGACGGGCAATATTGAGATCAGCGGAAGTAGCTTCACCGGAGTTGATACGCCCAGTGAGGTCATCACAGACTAAATCGAATAGACTATTTAGCTTTTGGTCTCTGTCCA